CCTTGTTCTTTCCAACGAATAGCTCTCTTAGCTGCCGCCTTCATACCAGCGGTGGGCTTGTATCCTTCTTTAGCCATCACTTCTCCTTTACGCTGACAACTTTGACATTTCTGACTTCGTCATCAACTCCGAATATGTCGTTTAAATAGTCTACAGCATCATTCTCGTCAAATGCCTGTACTTCTGCTTCAATCTCTAATTTTACCTTATATGTCTTCATTATGCTTTGAACTTAGGGCGTCCAAATCCTACTATGGAGATAGGTACATTCTTCTTATTCTTCTTAAATGCACGAAGTTGCCTGCAGGCTTCCCCGCCATTTCTTTGACTTCCCTTTTTGCTGCTTGAAGTATTTCCTTCAATGCACCATACAGTTCCATCTTCATTGTCTTCAACAACGATTCCAACATGCGAAATCCTATCTACTCCATCTCCAGGGAAATCAAAATAAGCAATATCTCCTGGCTCTGGATCTGCAACATCTACATCTATCCATCTTCCAGATTTCTTAAATGCGGCTGCACCACCTGGAGTATAAACTGTATTTGGAACCTTTACGCCAGCCTGATTTGCACACCACATTACGAATGATCCGCACCATGGCTGGAAGTTAGCTTTTGTAAACGCACCATACTTTGTCTCATTGTCTTTTGGACCTTCAATATATCCAACTTGAGATTTAGCAACTTGAATTAAACGGGCAGCGCTTCCTTTAGGAGCCTTTGCCGTTTCTTCTGGTACTAGAAAGTTATCTGACATTTTAATCTTTATCCCATTCTGTATCTACTGGCTGTTCTGCTGGCATTTGATCATTTGGCTTTGCATCAAGACGAGCCCTGACTGCATCTGCTTCTACTTCAGCCTTTAATTCATTAATTTCTAATTCTGATTCAAGCTTCTTATCTGCTTGAGTATTCTTTGCATCTATTTCTTTGTTTGCCATTTGCGCCGCCATAACATCTTTAGCACCAGATTGACCGATCAATAGACCTGCAAGAGTACCTGTGATAAATGTTGCAACGCTACCAAGCACATTAAAGAACATTTTATCATTTTCTGACTGTGCTCCAATTGGCTGGGTTACAAATATAAGAGCGTACAAAATACCTAGTGATGTACACAATAAAATTGTTCCAAGCGTGATGCCAAGAATAAATTTTAATCTTGCATCAAGATCTGCTGGGGTTAATCTTTCTCTAGCCATTCTTTACCTTTGATTTCTGGTACTCATCCCATACTTCCTGTCCAACTAAATCTCTTGAACAAGTTCCAGTAGTCTCACAAATTGGAGGATTGCATTCTGCCTTTTCCCAATTTGCTGGGTCTTGGCATTCATAACGGAATGAACCATCAAAATTACACGATGTAACTGTGAGGGCTAGCATTATACTAGCTAATGAGGCACCTAATTTTCTCATGCCTCTATTATAGCATTTCTATTCTTCTTTTCGAAGAGGGATGGTAGCAAGCCAAATAACAGTAGCAATTACTGTTGCTACGCCCACTACCTGCTGGGCGCTACCCGTTAGGGTCAACCATGCTATAAAAAACCCTAGGAGGGTAAATATTTGGGCAATGCTTTCTTTAATTACCTCCCAAATATAATTTAGGATTCCCTTAATTATTTTCATTATATCCTCCTTGTCATGGCTGCTGCCACAATATTGCTTGCAATAATTACTGGCACAATTACTTCCTGTGCCTTTTCTCTTTGGTCATCTGTCATATCTTTGCCCCACTCTGACGGGCTAAATACTTTTTCAAAATCTATATTTGTAAATGCTCCTATAGGATCTGATAATAATTGTTCCGCCGCCAATTCTGTAGTCGCATCTGCTAATGTATATGGCATAGGAGCATCAGCATTTTCTTCCGCCCTATTAGAAAATTCTACCACTGCCGCCGCTAAAATAGGATTTTCTTTCATCGCTTCAGCAATCACTGCAATTTCCGCAGCCTTAATTCCTAATTCTTCTGCAACTTCCTGCTTTGCTTCTGCTGATAATTCCACTAAAACATTTGCCACAGCTGCAGCTTGCTCTGGAGTTAATTTAACAATTACATTATCTTTACTAGTTAAATTAGCTAGCGCACTCAAATCATCTGTGATACTATTACCTGATGGTTCTTTTGAAGGTTCAGCAGGAGTTGGTTCTGGTTCAGGAGTTGGCTCTGGATTTATATCCGATGGCAGAGGTGAAGGCTCTGGTGAAGGCTCTGGAGTGGGCTCAGGATCAACAGTTGGTTCTGGCTTCGGCTCATCTGTGGTTTCAGGCGTTGGCTCAGGAGTGGGATCGACTGGTTCAGTTTGCTCAGGTGATGGTTCAGGAGAGGGGGTAGGCTGTGGAGATGGTTCTGGTTCTAGGGTCTCTTCTGGCGTTGGCTCTGGTGTGGGTTCTGGGCTATTGGATTGCTCAGGGGTAGGTTCTGGTTTAGGTTGATTCGCTGCAGCATTTGCAGCAGCTTGTGCAATTGCAATTGCAATTTCTCTAGCTAATTGTTCTTCATAATAATTCCAAGCATCATCAATAGCATTATTTAAATCTATAATTGATTGATTATAAGCATCTATAGTATTATTTTTTGCGGTTAAAGCATTAGATGTGTTTGTAATTGCAGTATTATGTGCAGCTGTTTTATTTGTTAAAGTTTGATTGTAAGTTGTTAAAGTTGAATTAGCAGAATTATATTGAGATAACGCTGTTTGATATTGAGAATATTTGGTATCACGATCTGCTTGCAAAGAGGCTCTATCGTCTATTTGTTGTTGTGTTAATGGAGATCCATAGGCAATCCACTCTGCTGGAATTCCGCTCCACCATTGATTTGTTCCAACTCCGACATGCATATTTCCTGGACCACCGCCGTTATACCACCAAGCTTGCAACTGTAATGTTTTATCAGAAGATGTATCAAACCATTGAGTATATGGGCTCCAAGAAGTTCCCTGTTCTTGCCATTGTTCTGTAGCTAAAACTCCATCAACATAAAGTCTAAATCCATCATCAGTAGATCCAGCAAATTTTACTGCATCTATTTCGGCTGGTACTGTGATAGTTGCTTCAAATATACCAATTATATTTTGAGATAGACCACAAATAGCCCCAGACCCAGCCCATATATCAAATGTAGGAATAGTTCCATGACACATTAATCCAGCTCCTTGAGCTAAATATGCGTAATTACCCATACGAGACAATGGGTATATTCTAAAATAAACACCTGTACTTCCGCCATTTCCATATGTTGCGATATGTGCATTAAGTGCTATTTGTGCAGAATTGTAAGTGTTATACTTATTATTTTTATCAGTTAGCTTTGTAGACACTATAGCAGTCTGGGTATCAACTGCGGTTTGAGCTATTTGTTTTTCAGATAAAGCTGTTTCTTCTGCTGCTACCGCCGCATCATAAGAATCTGAAGCATCGTCTCTTGCGTCTTTTGCAGCTACTGCAGCATCATATTTATCTTCTGCTTCAGAAATTAAAAATTGAAATTCTTCTTTGTAATTTAAATCAGCGACACTTGCGTTTAATTCTTGTATTTCTTGAGCGGCTAAACCCAATGGATCATCACTATATGCAGGCGTTAAAAACAGCCAACCAAAGCCTAAAATGGCGGCTAATGATAATCTCCATAATTTAGTCCTAGTCAACTATAACTCCTTGTTACAACTTTTGCAACAAGTTAATTATAACATTGAACTATTTAGCGTTATCTGTTTTGTAAAAGCCTGTGCCTTTAAACTGAATGCCGAATGTGTTGAATTGTTTAACCATTGCCGCACCGCATTTTTCACAAAGCTCTACTGTGTTGGCTTGTGTTATTGGCTTAGGTATTTCTTTTGTGTATGAACAAATCACACACTTGTAATCATAAGCTGGCACTCTATCTCCTAAATTTAAAGGAGCAGTTTAGCCGCATGCTCAGGCGGATCCTAGGCTGCGATGCCCAGGTTACTATTATACTATTTCTTCTTCTTACGTTTCAAGAGGCCTTCTTTTTCTGCCTGCTCAAGCATTTCATCCTGCTCTGCGCCAGAAATTGCGGCTAATTCATCACCATCAGTAATTGAAAATACTTTTGGTTTTGCTTCCTCTGGAACCCTTTTAATTAAATTAACTATTAGCATTCCTTGTAGCATTATAGCGCTATGTACTTCAACATATTCTGCAAGAGAAAATGTTCTTGTAAAATTGCGGCCTCCAATACCTCTGTGAATGTAGGTGCTACTGGTATCCGATTTGCTTTCACCAGTAATCGTTAAAACATTTTTTTCCTGCTTTACTGTGATGTCTTCTTTGCTGAATCCTGCCAAAGCAATTTCAACAGCATAGGAGTCTTCTCCAATTTGTTTTAGATTGTATGGCGGGTAATTAGTAGATGCACCCATAAGTTTTTCAAGATCTTTAAAGTGGCGATCCCAGCCAATAAAAAATGGATCTTTAAAAAGATCCAATGATAGGTTTGTAACCATTTTATTCCTCCTTCAAGCGAATAAATTAATATGTGGGCCCCTAACGGCGACCCACATATATTATAGCAAAAAGCTTTTTAGATTACAAGATGCGCTTTTTCTTTTCTTTCATCTTTTCTTCATTTGCTGTTGCAGCATACAAAGCCCTCTGGTGAGCCAAAGCTCTACCTCTGCTTGGGTGGCATCCTTTGAGTTCGCCTTTGTCATTGACTACTGCAAACCCTCTGCAACCTGCTACATTTTGTTTAATGTCGTATGGCATTTTATCTCCTATTCGTTTGGCGTGTCTGGGAAATCCATTTGGATTAAACCCATTTCTTTCGCCATTTGTTGTCCTTCTGGACTTAAATGTAAAGTGGCTTCTAGATTTTCATCATATTCCACTTCCATTAAACCTTTTTCATATAATTTAATTAAAGATTCGTCAATATGCTGGATGTGTGCCTCCCATAATTCTGGGGCTACATCTTTTGCTTTTTCATGGATAGCAAAAATCATTTCGCCATTTTCATCCACGCCCTCTAGGGTTATCGCACCTATTTCTAAATAGTATTGCAGTTCCATGTCCTCATCCATATCTCTATTATACTCTCTTTTGTGTGGCGTGTAGGACTTGAACCTACGACGACCAAATTATGAGTTTGGGGCTCTGACCAACTGAGCTAACGCCACAGGGTCTTATTGTATTGTCCCGTCCTCATTTTTGTCAATAGTTGTTTCTACCAACTGCTGGACATAGTCAGAGAAGTGTTTTCTGACGCTTCCTGGCGGTCTTGATCCAAGAGATTTCCACAGCCTCTTGTATTCAATTACATTTGCAAATGTTGTAGGACACAGCATGTACCCAGCGTACTCTTTTAAAGTAGTTGGAAGCGGCACATGCTTTCCACAGCACTTACATTCTCTTGCTTTTTCTTGGTATATGCTCATAGTATTTCCATTCCGTCTAGTACATCCGCCAATTTTGAAGGCATTTTGGGAGGCCTAATTACATTTAATCTAATATCTTCTTCCTGTCTATCATTTCTACGGGCTATTGAGTCATATGTATGAACATCAATTTCTCTGTTTGCTTCAAACTTAGTTTTACTTATAGCATTATATATTGAGCCACAGACTGCGTCAGCTAAGTCTTTTGATCCTTTTCTTGGGTGATCAACCTTATCACGCATAATTTTCAGCTGCAACAACTCGTCTATAAGAAGTGGTATATGTGGGCCAGAAAGCCTGTCCTCTGCGACCACCATTGCCATATCATCATAATGTTTTTTAGCAACAGATAGGGTTTCTGTATTAATTCCATATTGTTTTAATTGTTGCATCATATCATGTGAGTTCCATCGGTCAAATGTACATAATCTTATTTTAAATCCTTTTGTTCTTAGAGAAAGAATATAGTCTTTGACCTCAGTAAAATCTACTGACTTATCTGCAGTAGGAGTCCAATATCTAACTGCATCTACTTCTACGATTGGCGCAGGCTGGGAGTATGTGTCGGTTACTTTTACATTTACCCACTTTTGAACGTGAGCCATAGATACGGCACAATGGTCATGCTTTTGTGCCAAGTCTACATGTATAAAGTATTCCTTGTCTGGGTCTGGTGCGAACCAATTTTCAAATCTGCCAAATTGATCTACGGCTAATGCCATATTGTTAAAAGCTTTTTCTATTTTTTCTCTTGACTTAAAGAATGCATCAATCGCTTCTGGTGGCATGCAAGCAAAACGACCAAGAGCGTCTGGCATATTCTTGTAGAATTCTACTTTAAAATTTTCTATAGTCTTTGTAGGATTTATTTCCCACGTAGGTCTTTTCAAAGCATAAACTTTAGGAATTGTATAAGACACAATGTGATCTTCTTCCCATTCAACAGTTATTTCATTTCCATCTGTTCCGTCTGGCAAGCTTTCATCCATCTTCAAAGTCTTAGTTCTGACTACAGTTTCTTTTTCAGCAATTACAGAATCATAAAATTTTTGAATTGGGTCATTCTTAAATCGTGGAAACGAAAGTAAAATTACTTTACCATAGTCTGGGAAACGTGATACGACAGATCCACGATACATATCATAGATAGCGTCTGCTGTTTTTGCTTGGTCATGCCCAGTCGTATTCTCTGTAGCGAAACCTGAAATTTCATCTAGGATAACTGCTATTACGTTATACCCCTCCCAAGCTTCACGTTCCGAGTGGCCAGAATGAACTGTTATAGCTTTATTAAATTTCATTTCAGATGCCTTAGCCTCATACTTACCAATAAACCAAGGAGATCTATCTACTCTAGTTTTAAACCCTTTAAAGAAAACGTTGTTGGCCTGTTGAGCGTTAATAGCAATATTAAGAATATCTATAGAGTCTCCAGGAGGTTTTCCGTAATATGTTGCTGGATCTTTGAGGCAGAGCAATAGATATACCATATAAGATACTGCTATAGTTGAACAGTAGTCTTTTCCGCTACCCTTACCTAATTGTGCAATTACTTCATTGCAGGTTTGCTTAAACCTACGACGACCTTCGTCTTCCCCAAAAAGTTTAATAAGAGTAGACTCTTTATATATTTGAGAACTTTTTTCAATTAATGTGTATTGATATTCAGAAAGCGGTGGAAGGCCAAGATAATCTGGACTAGTAACAAATGTCTTTAAATCGACTGGCCTCTCATCGAATTCCTCACCATCAAGGATATCAATTAGATCATTGAAATTAAGATCCACTAGCTTCCTCAGTCTCAATTACAACTGGCTCAACAACTCCTGTTATTTGAGATAAACGCTTGGCAACTTCCATCTTACACTTAGGACATGTTGCTGTAACTTCTTTTAGAATCTTAACTAGAACATCCTGTTTGCGTTCTGTTTCTGCTACCTGCGAAGCCAACTCTTGATTATCAAGTAAGCCAACCTCTTGTAGCATCCCAATTCTTTTACCTTCAATATCTGCAATTAGTTTTAATGCCGTTGCTTTTATGTTTAATTGTCCTGCTTGATCTGCATCCTCTACGGTCTTCCAGGCCTCTTTTATTAACATGGCGTAATGTTGGTCTGCTCCAGATATGGCTTCCTTTGCCCTGTCACGAGCTCCAGAATCGCTTTTAACGACCTCTTTCCACTCGTCTATATACCCTAAGACCTCTGCACGTTTAAAACCAGTTATAGAGGCGATTTGAGTTGGATTGTTACCTTTAAGTAGTTCTTCAACTACCTTGTTCATGCGATCAAAATGATCAGCTAATTCAATGTCCATATATAGATATTATACCATCTTAGTTGACTAAAATCAGTCTTGAATTTGCTTGGCTATTTTTAATAAAACTAAATATCCAATTAAATCGTCAATATCATTATCTCCTGGATAATCTGTGCCCTTCATAAGTCTATTTAATTTGTCATCAATTCTGACATGGAGTTGTTCTCTTGGTCCCGCCTTTGAAAATATACGAACAGGGTCAAGGGCTGAATTGCCGTAGGCAATATTCTTTTTGACCAGCATATGTGCAATTTCATGGCAGGTATTCCAAATTTCTTTTCCTGCTTCTGTACCTACAGTAAGTAAATATAAATCCTGGCACTCAAATTGTTTTGAGTCTGGAAATACGGGCTCTAACATATCCGCTCCTATTGAACTTGAGACTGATATTTATCATCAATCTCTATCCCGCCAGCGATTTCTGGCTGGAATGTGTAAACATTAAATATACCTTTTGAACCATGTCTAAATATGAACCAGTCTGTCGGGTAGTCCATTCCTGTTTCTTTTACATACTTCAAAAGCTTTTTTGCTCCAGAATTTGAAACTACGTAGCATAAAGTAGACCAGTCTTGATATCCTTTTGCTATACAAGGATTTATTATATCATTATGATTAAATCTTGGGAACTGGTTGGGGTGCACGAAGATACTAAATATATCATAATCTTTGGGGCAAAAATCTAAAAACAAATTATATTTATCTATAAAAGAATTATTTATTTTCGCATCGTCTTCAAAAACTAGCAGGCTGTCAAGATTATTTTCATCTACATATTTCCAAGCAAGGTAATGGCTAGCAAAATTTCCTAGTTCACCAATTTTAAAAGAGTCCCAGCCTAATTTAAAATCTTTATTTTCATTAAAAAAGCTTTCTTTTTCTATTTCATTTCTAGCATTTAATGATTTTATATTATGTTTATTTCCATTTAAATAAGAGTCTATATCTTTTCTATTAGATTTTCTTTCATCATTTATATATATAATATGGTAATCAATACTTATTTTATTTTTAGTCAAGTCAAAATCTTTTCCATAAAATGAATTTAAATCCATACAGTTCTTGTCATGAGACATTCTTGCATATATTTTATTTACAGTCTGACTATCTTTTTCTGAAAACTCTTTAAACGTTTCAAATATTTTTATGGTTTCGTTTGTAGCTTTATCATGACTATAAGACGATCCGACGGGGTGAGTTATTAAATTTTTGCTATCTCTTAAAATTATTTTATCCTTTGATATGGCTAAAGAAGAATGTACAATATCAATAGCCCATCCAGATACCATGCCCTCCCAGCCATGCTTTTGCTCAAAATAGTTAAAGAAGTCTAACATGTCCTTTACGATATCTTTGTGCATAAAAAACATAATCCCATTTGTATTTGTGGCAATAGAGAGATTGTTGTCCAGGATTGAAACTTTTAAATTTGTAGAGTTAAATCCCCATGCATCATTTGTAAAATGTGGAGCGTACAGACCTATATTTTCGTAAATAGAAAGCACATGTAGCGATCTTTTAATAACACTATTCCAATCAGAATAACTTATATCTCCGCACATAAATAACATATAGTCATTATTAAAATCAAAATCTTTTAATGCATAGTAGAACTGCCTATAGTATCTTATGTCTCCGAGATTATTCCATCCTTCTCTTGGTGTACCAGAATTAATAATTTGTAAATTAAGTCCAGAAGCTTTAAACTGAGAATCAATATCTAATACATTATCATAGTAATCGTCCCAACATACTAGATACCCTTGTACTTTCATTGCATTCTTCCTCTAATTTTTGTAGACGATATAGTTTGAGTATAAGGCACATAAACAAGACCTATTCCTCTTTCATCTAACCATTCCTGAGTAAAAGACATTTGTGAATAATAATCTTTTTTGGCCCAGTCAGATCCAACGACTATATAATTAGGTCCTACCATTTCTATTGAAATCCTTGAGTCTTGTCCGCCGACATTCATGACAACTTCATCTACATATTTGCAGGCTAGCAAAACATCTAGCCTTTCTTGTTCGCTGCATATGGGCTTTTTATTTTTGAATTGAAATATGAAATCATCTGTATTAAGAGCGACTACCACTTTACCATCGACGCCAGCAACTTCTCTACATCTCTTTAAAAGATTAACGTGCCCTGAATGAAACAAGTCAAATGTACCACCAGTATAGACTATATTCATTGAGATATCCTATCATATAAGTCTTTTGAAACAAACCAGCTGTCCCATTTTGATTCCTCTGGCATTATCATTACATATCCTTTACTTGTTAAAAGATCTGCAATCAAGTCTTTTGTATATGTATTATTATGCTCAACTGTAATTAGATTAAATTTGGTTGAGAAGTCATACGAATTTAGTATATGGTATTCGGATCCCTCTGTATCTATTGATAAATAGTCTACTGTTTCTGGGCACGAATGCTTCTCAAGCAAATCTTTTAAAGATATGGTGTCTACCATATAGTTGTTTCCATTGTGCTTTCTTGTCTCAGTATGAACATCATTATATGCATATTCTGCTATCCCAGAAAGACCTTCAAAATTTTCTACTTCTACAAATTCTATTTGATCCCCGCTTTTATCTGACACACACAAGGTGTCTATCTTTGCCGTTCTTTTTGAAGGAAGTATTTTGTTATAATGTTTGGAGGGCTCTACTAATAAGCCTTGCCACCCATAATAAGTTTCAAGTAGGAATGTATTTGAAAGATATACTCCATCACACGCTCCAAACTCTACAAAATATCCTGGCTTGTTACCAAAACAAAACAATGCCAATAGGTCTTGATTTATTTGTGAATAGCTTTCTTTTGTAGCACAGAAATATCTAAAATTATTTAGAATCATTTTATAAGTCCATTATCTTTTAGGGCACGATAAATTGTCATGGTAGTAACGTTACATTCTTTGGCAATTTCTTCCATAGTTTTTTTCTGCACAACATACCGTCTGTAAAGCCAGTCTTTACTTTTATATAACTTCATCGCTCCGTCAATACTGTATTGGAATAGTGTGCAATGCCGAATGCATCTGCCACATCAAAATCATCTAACTGCAAATTATATTTATTATTAAAGTAATCTACAGTCCTTTGCTTTCTGATCTCCCGCATTTTTGCTTTATACCAAGAGTCAGCATGTCCTGGATTTTCAAATCTAAGTTTATCTTTCTCCATTTTTGTTGGGTTCTTATTTCCAATATAAGCCTGCCAAGATGTAGGAGAAATAGTAATAACACTAGCCCCACTAGACATAAGCTCAGCAATGACGACACCGTATACATAAGACAATTTTATCACGGCATCTGGGGATTTGACAAACACCGCACCTTCTACAACAATATAGTCAGACTTTAATTCGTCTAGCATGGCATGCATTTTAACTTTAGCATCATGTATTTTCTCATATATGTCTGATCCAGAAAATTCTACCTTGCCCCATTTAATTGGTTTATCATTTTCCATAAGGCAAAAGGCAACCGAATTAGTGGAGGCATCTATACCTAAAACCCTATTGGCTTTAGTCTTAATTAATTCACCCAATCTCATCGATCATCCTTAACAGTTTGTTCTTTTGATTTATATCAATCTTTTTTTGGCAACCAGAACATACACTTGATTCATTGTATCTACTTAATCTAGCATTACATTTTTTGCAAGATCTTTTTGCTCCGCCTCTAATTGCCTTCTTCTCATAATATTTTTCCATGATTCTACGATTAGTAGCAATACGGCAACATTCATCTGAGCAGTACTTTTGATTATGCGTCTTTGCCTCAAAGTCTTTTGCACATTCTTTATTAGCACAAATCATTATTTCTGCACCTCATATGGTTCTATTTGAACTTCCCCTGTAGGGCCAGACCAGCATTCTTTTTTAATCGGGCAACCCTTACAGGCATAACTTGTTTTTAGAAATGGCCTCATTGGAAGCCCGCCATCCTTATAATTATCATAAACTTCACATAGCCATACAAATAAATTATCAATAAGCTCTTTGTTTTTATCATTCATCTGTATCGGAATAATAAGTATCTCTTGTGTATTTTTGTTTTCATACAAGAAGAATGCTTCTTTAACATTACGAAGCTTCATATATGTGAGCAACTGAAGCATATGGTTTGCTGATGGTGACATTTCTGCCTGCCTTGTATCCCAAACCTCTTGCTTAGCAGTTTTTATTTCTCCAAGAATTTCTTCATCATCCCAATTAATTACAAGATCTATAAAGCCACGGATAGGAGGATATTCATTCTTAATTTCCATTTCAGTCTGTACTGACTTTATGTGACCTCCCATTTTTTCAATAAGACCTTGTATTCTTTCGTGGGCCTGAGTACCTTGAGCCATATTTGCAACAGCCTGAGAGTCATTGCTATCTACAAAGTTTGCTCCGCTAAAAGCCATATACCAGTATCTCGGACAATTACCATTACCATATCCAAAGCTGCTTGGACTAAATGTATACTTAGTCATTTCTCCATCTGCACGTTTTGTAGCAAGATAGGCTTCATCAAGCATCTTAGCAAACTCTTTAGGGTCAAACTTGCCCTCATACTTTTTAAACTTTAAATTTTTTACTATGTCTCTAGCCATTATAACGAACGACATACTTGAGGGCATCCACAAGCTTGTCTATCGACTCCTTCGCTGAATAATATATATTCTTCTTATTGTTGTTTACTGTGCCAGCTTTATCCTTAGCAATTGTTGAATATACTGAGGCTAGCATAGAAAACTTTGTAGACATTGCCTGTAATTCAATAATAAGATGTGGTGCTTTTGCTGCTGGAACATCTGGGTTAAGTAGAAGCTTTACCACAATGGCAAGCGCTTTATCAAGCTGTTCATCCTTCATGTACTCATGTAGATCATTGAACTCTGTTATATCATTGATTAATTCAAGAGTATTTTTTTCTGTCATGCTAATACCTTTGTAACTATAGCGTACCCGATCCAGAGTCCAACAATTCCCATAAGGCCAGCAAATACTGGAGGGGCTGGAATGGGAAGTTTAAATGCGCTAAATACTCCGCCCACAACAGCTCCAACTAATGTTGTCATAAATATGTCTCTCATTCGTGCCACTTTTCTACTAACTGTTCCAGTAATGACCATTCAATTACTGCTAATCTTGTCTTGCTATTATCTTCGCCTATTACTAATTTTAGTACAGGATAGTATGCTCTGCTTACTTTAAATGTATCTGTGCATACTTTAGCCCACATTTCTTTTGACACCGCCACAGACTTACCAGACTCTTTATAATCTACAACAAAGCCTTTCCATATTGCATCACCTTTTTGGTAATCGCCTCTACCGCTGTTCTTTTGCTGCTTTGCTCCATCACGTTTTGCTTCTGATCTTTCAGACATTAATTTATCCTATACAAATTTTTATGACCGTCTGGGCAAGTCCAAGTCATTTCTAAAGTTTGCTGATTCCAATAGTAAAATTCAGAATCCTTATTACATTTAGAACACGGTCTAGACTCATCTATCTTATCTAGACCTGGCTCTGGATCTTTATTCTGTATAAACTCATTAAGATTTGGCATCAATAGCCTTAACCAATTTGTCTACCACTTTTGGATTATCACGAAGGAACTGCACGGCTTTTGCTCTACCTTGTAGCCGCTCCCCTTCCACGGTGTACCAAGCGCCACCTTTTTCCACGACTCCGCACATTTCGGCAACATCAAGGACTTCTCCTATTCTATCAATACCAACAGTTTCTCCTTGGTAATAAAAATCATACTGACCAGATAGATTTGGTGGACCTAACTTATTATAATCAATAATCCAGTTTACTGGTCTTCCTACCCTTTGCTCAATAATCTTATCGCCAACTTTAACGCCAGCTTTGATCGCATTCGCTTCAGCTTCCGAGCTCCATAATTTAACAACAGTAGATGAGAAGAATTTAACCGCCATTCCACCCGTCGGAATATGCGAAGCATGCATAGACCCAAACTGATTACGCTGTTGTGATATGAGGACAAGAAGCGTGTTCTTATTCGCATAGTTAAGCATTTTAACTGCATGAGTCATATCCTTTGCTTCTGCGCCTATCTGTTTGGTATCTTCTAACTTTTTTAACTCTGAACTATCTTTTTCAAAATAGATTGCTGGAAGTAGCGCAGATATAGAGTCAACTACAATTAAGTCTACGTTTGCCTCCATTAATTGTGTAGCAACGTCAACCATATCGTTAATTGTTTTTGCTGGTGAGTAAATTAGTTTAGATGAATCAACACCTAACTTTTCCGCCCAACCTTTATCATATGATGCTTCTGCATCAATCCATGCACAGGTTTTGCCGTTCTTCTGTGCCTCTGCTATCATCTGTAGGCAGAAAGATGACTTACCAGCAGACTTGTTTCCCCAAACTAAGACTTGTCTTCCAAAGCCAAGTCCTCCTTTTAAGGCTAGGTTCAAACCAATGCTAGGCGTTGGTTGTCGCTCTACTTGAACATCTACTGCTGATTGTACTCTTGATCTTGTTTTTGGATCTAACTTTGCTAATATATCATCTATTACAATTGTCATTTATTCTCTTTCTTTCTACTATTATAGCATTTAGAACAGGTTCCCGTGAAGCTTTGGACGCTGTTTATTTTTTTCCATTTTATTATGTAGGACCTCGTCAAGGCTATGGAGCACCTGCTCTTCATTTCTCATTGCTGCATATACATCAAGAATTCGAATAATAATATCCGCTATTTCTTCTACCACTTTTTCAGATCCCTGACTCTTACGAATAGCCTCTAAAACCTCTGTGACTTCGGAGTGAACTAAAGCCAATTTATTTCCAATTTTGTCATGGTTATATTCTCCATCCCAAAATCCTTTTTCTCGTGCAGTTTCATGTAAAATGGCTGCAAGAGCATCTAGTCCATATTCGCTTACAATATCATGACTGTTCATTTTTACTCCTTAAACTAAATTTAAATTTAAACATTTCATTGTCGTACTCAACAACTAATTCTTTATCTTCAGAGGCTGCTTCAACAAATCTAGTAGTCGGTACCGATAACATTCCATGCTCTTCTAGCAAGGCCACTAGTATCTTATTCAGGCTCATAGACTGAATAATTTCTTCTGTCATTTTATTTCCTTAATCATCAATGTGCCGTCATCTAGTTTTGACAACACAGGCTTACATTTCATTCCATCACGCATTTTTGCTAATGTTATTTTATACATTGAGGGGAATGCAATTGCTCTAGTAAGATTTTTATCCTTATCAGACATAACAATATGAGACATTGTCTTGCCATTCTTAGTCTGGTACGGGCTAAAGTTTACCACAATCTTCTCATCTTCTTCAAGACTATATTCTTTACGATATAAAAAGTCTACAAATATATCCGCAGAATTAGGATTAATATCAGCAACATCTACATATCTTGCTATACGGTTATCTCCTACAAGAATAAAGTACATCTTTCCAGACTCAATCTGTGTCTGCTCGTGATGAAAAAGACCTATGCTACCAGTTTCATCTACCAGCTCAACTCTTGCCCAGCCTTTGCCACGCTTAATACTTTTAACCATGCCAAACATTACGAATGATCCAAGTGGGTCAAACTGGTCTATAGTTATTGCTTGTGCTTTAATTCTAGGCGGAATATTTTTTAACTCAAATGATGGTATGCCTAGGAATTCGTAGTAGTTTTCTTTTTCTTGACCGCTCCTAGGATTATCCTCAAAGGCAGCACCACCAATAGCGTTAAGAGAGCTAATAGCCCTACTATTAATGCCGCTTCCTTTCTTTGAGGCTTTTTCAATAAATTCTTTATAATTTGCATATGGTCTTCCTTCTATGATTTTATTTGCAATGCTGTCTGATATAAATTTAATTTCTGCCAGTCCAAATCGCAAAGAGTCTTTCTGTAAAGAAAAGTATACATCGGATTCGTTTATATGAGGCAATTGTACCCTTAGTCCAAGTCGCTTTGCTTCGATGAGGTATTCTGTTCTTGTGTCTTTGTCTCCTTCATTTTTGAGCGCTGCGAAAATAAACTCCAAAGGATAATGTAACTTAAGCCAAGCGGTATAATAAGAAAGCATAGAGTAAGCAACAGCGTGAGACCTATTGAACGAGTATCCAGCATGTGCTTCAAAGTCGTGCCAAAGTTTTTCTGCCTGCTTTTTAGAAATGTGCTTTGAAGCACCTTCAATAAATTTATCCTTGAATTGGTCGAATTCTTTTGCATCTTTTTTCTTTCCAATAATTTTGCGGACCTTGTCTGCTTCAGACCAAGTCATGCCACCAAGATGAACGCAAGCCTGCATAACTTGCTCTTGATAAACAATTACACCGTATGTATTTTTAGTAAATGGCTGCATGATAGGGTGTACATACTCCACTGCTTCATTGCCATGTTTTCTATTTATATATGAAGCACCAACTGTATTCATAGCGCCTGGGCGTACCAAAGCGTTAGAAACAATAAGATCTTCAAATTCTGTTGCGCCCATCTTAATCAGTAGGTTCGTGTAAGGCGTCGCTTCAGCCTGAAAGATACCTTTGGTATATCCTTCGCTTAACATTTTATAAACCTCTGGGTCGTCAAATGTCATCTTAGATAAATCAATATTCTTGCCTGTACGTTTTCTAATTGAATTTACAGTATCAGCAATAACTGATAAGCACTTAAGTCCAAGAGCATCAAGCTTAATTAGTCCAATATCAGCAACAGTATCCATATCATAAGCAATAACTGGTATGCGACCAGAAGCTTTATCTTCACGGTCTTCTCTAGTTTCGACTGGTCCATAGTTACGAATATCATCTTTAGCAACAATAACTCCTGCAGCATGGATACCTGTACTTCTGATCTTGCCACGCAATCTTTCTGCAAGCCAAGTAACTTCAGGATATTTCATTCTAAATTCTTTTGTGTTGGGCGAAGTTGCATACTCTTCAAATGTATCTACAGACTTTAAGGCATGGTTAACATCTGAGAGTGGGACTAAAAATGCACGAGCAGCATCACGAACTACACCTTTATCCTTAAAATAAGTAAATGTAGAAATTGATGCTACGTGCTTAAATTTCTTTTTAAGATAATCCTTGACTTCTTTGCGACGACGGTCTTCAAAATCTGTATCAATATCTGGGAAATCGTTACGCTCAGGATTAATAAATCGGAAAAACAGTAGGTCATATTCAATTGGGTCTACATCTGTAATACCTATGGAATAGCATACCAAAGATCCCGCCGCCGAACCACGGCCAGGTCCAACCATGATCTCTTGACCCTTGGCCCAATTAATCATATCTGCCACAATTAAAAAGTAGGAGGCAAATTTCTTATCCTTAATAACTGCCAACTCTTCCTCTAGGCGAGCCCTATAGACCTCATCTGAGGCCTTCCCAAGCCGTTCTAAACCCTTTTCAGCCAGGTCCCGTAGCTTTTCATCAGCATTGGTCTTTGGGACTGGCAGAAGGTCAAGGTTTCGATATAGGTCATATTCGCCTACCTTATCTGCTATTTCTAGGGTATTATCAAATATATCTGTTCTATTTATTCCAGCCTTCTTAAAATCCGCCTCAATTTCCTCACGAGTCTGCATAAATAGATTCATGCCTTTAAATGACATACGGCGGTCAGGATATAAATAATCAAATCTATCCCCCATGTCTCTCATCTGACGAGACATTTCAAAGTCTGCATCTTTATTCATTTTAGGGTTGGTAGAAATAATTAATAGGGCTTCTTCTAATAATCTATCTTCTTCTTTGGCAAAATGTATATCGCCTGTTGCCACCGCCTTAATTTTTAATTCATCTGCCAACTCAAGAAGCTTTGCATTTATTTCTTGCGGATTGTGAGATTGTACCTCAACATAAAAATCTTCATTAAAAGTTTTCTTAAAATTTTGAAGTAAAAGTTTGGCCTCTGAAAAATCTCCCTTTTCGATAGCCTTACTAACAATACCATTGAGACATCCAGACAGTACGATAATACCTTCTGCATACTCGTTCAATACCTCTCTATCAATACGTGGCTTGGAATAGAATCCTTCTGTCCATGCTATTTCTTGCAACTTGTGAATATTCTCTAAACCTTTTTTATTTTTTGCTAATAGAATAATATGATTATAAGCTTGAATACTTTTATCTTTAAATGATGATCTATCAAATCTATCTGTTGGCGATATGTATGCCTCTACACCAAGAATTGGCTTTACGCCATATTCTTCACAAGCAATTTGCATTTCACGATGCGATGATAGTGTGCCATGATCTGTAATGGCAATAGCAGGCATGCCAAGTATCTTGGCCTGCTTTACTAATTCATCTGGTGAATTTAATCCATCCATTGTTGAATAATGGGAATGGACATGCAAATGTATAAAACTCATAACCGCCTTTGTGTTGGGGCCCTTTCGGGCCCCAAACTATTACCAATCTAAGCTACTGCTAGTTGCAGACTCAGCTTCTTCGGATCCGCCTTCTCCATTAAAGAAAGCTTCTTGCTCTGCGTAAGGTAAATCACGCACAGCAGTTTCTTCTAACTTATACAATTCAATGGCTGTGCTATCAAATGGAGTTTCATCCTTTGCTAGCGGAATAATTGTATAACTTGTTTCGGTCTTTAGACCAGTTCTCTTGATGCGCCACATGAGATTTGTGATTGAACCCATTTCTCCTGCGTACTCAATAAGTGTAGGTGTAACGGTTTTACCGCTTGAACCCTGTGAAAGAATTGCTACATATGGCTCTTCCTTGCCATCATCTACAAGTACATTGATGTAAAGTCGTGAACGACCCTTCCATCCCGCCTTGTAATCCTTGCGATGTTGTTCGCAACCATAGCACTTGCCCTGATCATCAGTTGTGCATAGCGCCTTGCGACGATAATCTTTAGGATTTGTGTGCTCTACTGCAATAAAACCCAGTCCAAGCTTTTCATTATAGTTTGGTGAATCTGGATCTAACTCCTGAAGGAAGCGAATCTTTACGCTTTCTCCATCTTCAAGCTTTACCCATTTTGCCTTGTTGCCTTCGCCAGATGATTGTGGCTTATCTAGCGCTTTGTTGAGGTCTTTAAGACCCTTTACGATACCCATATAGTTTCTCCTTTATAGTTGACGGTATAGATCCGTCTGTTCTTTCATTATATCATGGGTTCCAAGATCGATATTCGATATCGGAAACTGCGTTTTTAATACAGGTGATAATCTCTTTTTCTGTCATATCTCCAGCATCTTTTGCATCATGTGGGTATATCTTACCATATTCATACGATGCCCACAAGATATCTTTATTCTTTAATCTATTGGCTATGCTAAATCCTAATTCTCTGCCAGCCAAATCTGCATCTGTCATAATTGTTATACGATTAAAATATCTATTTAGTAATGCTAAATTTTCTTTTGATAAATGTCCGCCTAAAGTTGCAACGACATTTGGGAATCCAGCCTGATGAATACGGATGGCATCGAAGCTTGATTCAACAACTATAACATTCTCACCAATTCTTTTAGCTCTATGTATATTGAACATAGTTTTATTCTTTGGTAAATTTGTACTATTCTTAAATCTTTTTTCTTTAATGGATCTTCCAACAAGACCAACTGGCATGCCGTCTGGGCTATGTACTGGCACAATCACCATATCCATTTTGCTGGAGTACCCTAGTTTAAAATAATGCATTGACTCTTCATTTATTCCCCTGGACTTGAAGTATTCTTTTGCCTCTTCTGAATTGCCTAATTCTGTATAAAGATTGTCTAGTGTCTCCTGTGGAAATTCTTCAAAGTCTGGCTTATCTTCAAACAATGAGTTCAACGTGTCTTCAAATATATCGTCTGCCTCTGACTTTTTAGACATAATAAATCGTAATACTTCAAACTCATTCTTGCCTAGTATTCTTTTTACTAAATCTTTTAAGCCGCCCGCCTCTCCGCATGACGGATTAAAGCAGAGCCAAGCTCCAGTTCTTTCGCTGATATAGAAGCATGGGGTGTTTACATTGTTATGGAAAGGACAATATAGCACAAGGTTATCGTTAGACTCGCCAATTATATTTAGTCCAAGACCTTTTACTATTGCTTTGACGTGACTTGGCGTATAGAACGAGGTATCAGTTTGCCCTGCGTAATCCCCTCTGATTCCCATGCCTTCTTCTTTCCTACATAAACTCCATGGATTGTCATTATGAACTTCCATGTCTCGCCTGTGAATTCTACCGAAAATGCTGGGTCTATGTCAAGGACTCTTGCATATCCCTTGCTTCTCATGTCATGAGTAAGCACATTCTCATATTGATTTTTAACTCTGATCATATCAGAATCATCTGCAAATTCTACACGAATTTGAAATCTTTTAATTTGTCGATGAGTCATTCTTCATATTTGGTAGATTCTCATAGATAGGTTTGATAATACCTCTATTGATATCCCAATCTAAGTAGAAATCAAACTCATGTCCATGACGGTTCTTTCGGCTAACCACTTCAATCATATTTGTATTTGGATATCTGTGAATAGCCATAGCCATATCTGCATCATATTCAATTGCCTTTGACCAAGCAACTTGGCTCATCATTGGCGGTTCATCTTGGTCCGATATGTCGTCTGCCGTTGCAGCGGTGAT